GGGATGAAGCCGCCACTTTCTTCGCAATGCTGCGAGCCGACCGTGCCTGCGCTCCGCACTGCCCGACCCTCCTCTACCTTCCGGATGAGGATGCCAGTTCAGTAGTGCAAGCCGAAGGACTCGACCTGAACCCCATGTCCTGGTATGGGGTTCACCGATGGGGGATGTCGGACCCCCTCGAACGATGGGCAGCCCAACTTGGGGATGACTTCCACCCAGCAGTCGTCCTCCGAGGATTTCTGCAACTCCGACAGCAGTTCGGCCGCCACTGGCACAACAACGCCTTCATCACGGAGGATGGCCATTTCCGCACTTCCCTCTCCCCCCAGACCCTGGGTCAGTTGCGTCTCGCAACCGTCTGACCCGGGGTTCTACCAAACACCACAACCGGTAACACCTGAACTGGAGACATCATTATGGGCTGCGACATTCATCTTTCCGTCGAACGTAAGAACCCCACCACGGGCAACTGGGACTTCGTGTCCCCCGAGGGCTTGGCTCCTCAGGATGACTGGGACAAGAAGAACGGGAGCTGGGATTGGTGTGGGGGCCGCAACTACGGACTGTTCTCCATCCTGGCAAACGTCCGAAACGGCTTCGGCTTCGCCGGGGTCGACACCGGCGATGGGTACAACCCCATCGCCATGCCAAAGGGCATCCCGGAGGATGCTTCCCCCGAGTACCTCTTCCAAGTGAAGCGCTGGGAAGGGGACGGCCACTCCCACTCCTTCTTCACGGTTCGGGAGCTCCTCGACTATGACTGGAACCAGACCACCCGGCGTCGCGGACTCATCGCCCCCCTAGAGTTCGCTCTCATGCTCCAAAGGGATGTCTGCAAGCCCTTCTCCTGGTGCGGAGGCTCAAATGCCTCCCTCCTGGCCTTCGATGAGATGGAGAAGTACATCTGTTCGACGAAGTTCATCCAGTTCCTGGAGGCGGAGGTTGCCCGCTGGAGTGCCCTCTGCACCGACCCTAAGAGGGCCGACTTCCATGAGCATGACTCGGAGCAGTTGGCCCGACTCTCAGCCCTTCTCGAAGTTCAGCGACTGTCCCACGATCCCCAGGTCGACCACAGGTTCCACAAGGAACACTACATGGCGAAGTACGAGTGGGACGAGACCTACGCTGATGTGGCCCACCACTTCCTTGCGGACACCCTCCCGGCCCTCGAGAAGCTCGGAGACCCCGAGAACGTCAGGATCGTGTTCTACTTCGACAACTGACATGAGCGAGTTTTGGGATGCCTTGAAGCGTTTGGCTGAGGAGGGGAAAGCGTTTGGCTGAGGAGGGGAAACCTCGGACCAGCCTCCAGCTTCGTCCTGGACTTTCCATCCTGGCTGGCCCTCGCGGCTCCGGGCGAACGAAACTCCTGTGCACCTTGGCTCTTGAGGCTCTTCAAGAAAACGTGGAGGTCCACTTCCTCCACATGTATGGTCTGGGCAATCTGCGTCAGTGGGGGCTTGACCGCGCACCAGGCTTGTACTTCTACAAGCGGTTCGGGCTCAAGGACTTCACCCAGGAACTGGAACATATCCATGCTTCCCCGAAGAAGGCCCTGTTTCTGGTGGATGACTTCGACCAAGTCGGAGCCCACCTGACGAGCGTCCTTTTCCCCATGCTGACTAGAGAGGCACGAGAAGCCGCTCAGAGGTGGGATGAGCTTGGGCAAGCGAACAACACTGCTGTTCTGGCTTCCTTCATCATGCCCGACCCACCTCCTCCTGAACCCCTCCCAACCGAGTTCAAAGCGTTCAACGTCTACACCCTACAGGGAGGGACCGATGGAAAATGAGGACTTGGAAGACGAGGAGCCAACCTGCCCTTCGTGTGGGGGTCCCGATGGGTATGCCTCCGAAGAGGCCTGCCCCCTCCAGAAGGAAATCTACGAGCGCGAGAAACTCTGCCGCTGCTGTGCAGAATGTCGGAGGGAGTGCGAGCTCAGCATCTGAAACTCGCCCGAAACCTGGGGAGTTAAACTCCTGAGGCCACCAACCGATAGGTAGGTTGGAGATAACACCATGCGAATCCTCATTGTAGACGACACCGTGATCCTCGGGGCCGCGATTGCCCGGATCCTTTCCCGTTTGGGGGAGGCTCGTCATGTTGCGACACTGGAAGAAGCTCGACGTCTCATCGAGATTGAGGATTTCCACCTCATCCTCTCGGATGTCATGCTCGACTTGGGGACTGGAGCCGATCTCCACTTCTGGGTCGCCCAGAACCACCCGGAAAAGCTTGGCTGCATAGCCTTCATGTCTGGCGGCATCCCGGACTATGCAACCTGGGAATACATCCAGAAGAGTGGGGCTCCCTTCCTGGCCAAGCCAATGACGCTCGAGTCCCTCGTGACCTTGGCCACGCGGTTTGCATAAACGGTCGGAATAGGGGTTCAGGGTAGAGGTGAACAGGTAACACCTCGACCTGGAGTGCCGATGACCTGGAAGTACCTCAAGGAGGACGCCCCTGGCGTCTACCACCTGGACCACCGCCTGGCTCCGGAGGTCTCAGCGATGTTCGCTGCCATGTCCTCCAGGCTCCCGTCAGGGGGTATTGCCGCTCGCTACGAGCAGATCGTCCAGGCGGTGCTGGAAGGAGGCTACTCGCAGCCCGAACGGTTCAAATACGACCGGGACTGGGTGCCCACCTTCGGTGGCGCCGAGGACGTGCTCTGTGAGTACCCCATCCACCCGAAGGTCCAGGAGTTCTTTGATCTCTTCGTCCTCAAGTATGGGCACTCCTCCATCATGGAGTTGACGGGCCAGCCTGCGGTGTACACGGAGGGCATCTCCTGGTATGATGCCTACCTTCTGTTCGACAGCCCCCTCTGTGCGGGTCAGGAGTTCTCTACCCGGGCAGTGCGCCACAAGGACTGGCCCATGGCGATGACAGCCAAGCCCGATGCGGCTGAGAACTTCCGGCTGAACACCGAGGTCGGGGCCTCTTGGATCCTCGAGGAACTTCACAACGAGTGGTTCGAGATCTTCGAAGCCGAGGTCGAGTGGTGGAAGGTGCACCTCTCGGACGCGGACAACCGGGCTGCTCTCGGCATCGCTGACAATGAGCCCTTCCGACCGGCTTTGGATCGGGCACGGTGGGCGATTCCTGGGACAATCAGCACGGGGTGCTGCCACACGGGCCACCTTCGGGAGCGGGCTCGAATCCTTCACGACGGTCTTCTCATCGCTCAGAAGTCGGGCTGTGAGAGCGCAATCCAGCTGTGGGAGAACTTCCGGAAGGGATACGCTGCGGCCCTCCCTGGCCTCTCTGGGATGGGGCTCCGCGAAGCGGTCTACGGACCCGAGTCCGTTATTCCGGCCCACCTCGTGGTCCTCGAGGTGGCACCCGGCCCAGAGGTTCAGGTCCAGGCTCATCTGAGTCGAACCTACAACCGACCCTTGGTGAGAGGGCGGGCTCAAGGGGCTCGAACTTACTTGGACCCGGACTTCAATCATCTGGGACGCGTGGGCATCACGTTCCAGTGCTCCCTGGCGGTCTCTCGGGACTGGCACCGTCACCGGACGATGTACCCCTGGTCCCTGGATGTGGTCCGAGAGAACATCGGCCCTGCCCTGCGGAGTGACGGAGCTCCAACCGCATGGATCATGAAGGACCTCCGCATCCATTCGGCCTACGAGCCCAAGTCAGATCTCGCGAGGGAGCGCCTGGCCGCATTGCTCCGTAAGACCACCCAGGCCTATGACACCTTCCGAGAGGCGGGGAACCAGATGCAGGCGATGCTCTGTTTGCCTCTCGGGACTGAGGTTCAGATGCAGGGCCAGGGAGGCCTCCGGGATGTGGTTTACATGCTGGAGCTTCGGGGTCATGCTCATGGGGCCAACTTCGAGTACAAGGCACAGGCCCTCGAAGCCCTTGACCTTCTGCGGGTGCAGCTCTCCCGGCAGGGTGAGACCGGTAAGGCACCTTGGGATATCCTGAAGACTATGGGAATCTCCCATGAAGGGGCTTGATCCACCCCTCTCCGAAGCCCAGCTTCAGGAGATTAGGTCTCGGAAGGACGATCCCATGCAGTTCCATGATGTCCGCTTGGCCCAACGAGATCGAGAGCTTCTCCTGGCCCATGTGGAATGGCTTCGCAAACGAGTGACCAACCTACAACGGAGCCTCTGATGTCAGACGACATGACCAATCGCGTGGACTCCTTGGCTTTACGGCTGAAGGCCCTCCGCCCCCCGCCATCCTACTGGACTCCCCCACCCTTGGCCAATGCCTTGACATGTTCTTGGGATGGTTGCGGGGAACCGCCAAGGGCAACGAGCAAGTATTGTAGCAGAGCCTGCTCCAACAAGAACGCCCACTGGCGGCACGCTCAACGAAAGAAAGGTCTTCTCTAGGGTTCCCCATGATTCCAGCCGAGCAGATGGACCTCTGGTTCACCTATCACCGCCCAACCGAAGTTACCACCCCAAAGTACCAGGCGATTCGAGCAGCCCATGAATCCTGCAGTGCAGCGGTGGTTGAGGCCCTGCAGGATGCCATTGGGACTTCGCAGAAGGACTTCGGGACAGTCAACCAGGCCCTCCGGGAGTTCGCCCACGTCATCAACGTGCAAGCTCCGGACAGCGCGGACAAGACCGCAGCCATCCGCTGCATACGACTCGCTCGGAATGCGGTGAACGAAGTCCTCTACAACATCAACTCGATGGAAGAGGAGATGTTCCAAGTTCTTGGGCAACTCGTTGACGGGGAGCTGCACAAGGCTCGGTGGCAGGCCTGCGCCGCTATTGCCATCGCCGAAGCAGAAGCGGGCCCCCTCACCACCTCAAAGGAGGAGTGAGGGGTCACAAAGCTCTACAGATCCCAGGTCAACTTGGAGCTGCGGGTGATCCGCCCGTTCCCCTCGACGACCATCTTCGAGGAGTCGTTCATGATCTGCCGCCCTGACATTCCGTTCGGAACATCCTCAGGGTTGTTCCACAAGGTCGAGAAGTAGCGACGGGAGTGATCGTTGTTACCGAGGACCTTGGTGGCTTGCCAGATGTTGGCATCCCACTCCTTCATCCGAGCCACTGCATCCGTCAGGATGTATGCCTGGGCAGGCGTGTGGACGAGCTTGGTCTCTGATCGGGTGAGGGCCCCTGAGAAGGTCTCCCCGGCACGCCACCGCTTGATGAATCCGCTGAACCGGGTTGGGTAGAACGAGACGAACTTGGAGCCCGCTGCCGCCTTAGCCCCAAGGTTGGCCCACGCATCGTTCATGGTCGAGCCATAGCAGTTGCACTGCCAGACAATGCGGATCTTCAGTGGCTTGGTCACCTGGGACTCAAGCCACTTCTGGGTGACCACGGTGTCATCCCCATAGGTGCCATTGGATGCCAGGAACTTGTCCTTCCAACCATGGGCGAAGATGAACACGTCGACGACGTAGCCCTCCTCCCGGAGACGGTTGAGTTGTGCTGCGAGGTTCTCCTTCGTGGGGAGATCAAGGACATCCGCCTCCTTCTCTGCAGCTTCCGAAAGCTCGAAGGGGCCCACGTCCGTCTCGTGCCGAAGGAGAACCTTGTGGTCGTAGCCTTCAAGAGCCTTCCACAGGGGGACCGTCTCCTGTGCGAGCCGGTTCACATAGGACTTCTCCCCGAAGTAGAAGAACACGAGTGATGCAGTCTTTTCCATAATTCCCTCCTGGAGAACCTGCCTTCGATAGGAGGAATACCCGGGGACCCCCGAAGAACTCCCCAGAACGGGGGTTCGAACTTTTCGCTGACGGGGTAACTTGCCTCCTGAGTGGAGGTTCCTTTGCATACAGCCATTTTCGTCGTCGGTCCCCCCGGAGTCGGTAAGACCAGCGCCATGCGTGTCTTGCTTGGGACGGAGTTCAACATCTTCACCGACCCGGAGAACGGCAAGGTGAAGTGGACTTTGGCTCCTCCCTACTGCTTCGCAGGCCACTACGGGGTCGGCACCTTTGACGGTGCGGACACAGTCCCCAATGATGGTTGGGTTCCCAACCTCGAGTACTGGGAGGCCCACATCCTCACGGACTCTGCCTACAAGTACACGGTGTTCGATGGGGACCGGTTCTCTCATGCGAATGCCCAAAAGTGGCTCGAGGACCGGGGAGTCCGGGTTCTCTGTGCTCACCTCACTGCTTCGGATGAAGTGATGGATGCCCGTCGAGTCGAACGAGGCTCTGACCAGAACAAGACCTGGCTGGCAGGTCGAGTCACCAAGGCGAAGAACTTCGCCCAGCGGTTCAAGCCCCAGGAGACGGGCCTGTTCGACATGTTCGGTGGAGATGTCGATGAGAAGGACCTCGAGAACCGACTCACCGAGATCACCGTTGAGAACACCACCCCAGAAGAGGTGGCCGCCGTGGTCCGCAAGGTCTTGGAAGGATGATCGTCTACTTCGACATGGACGGAGTCCTGGCTGACCTGGTCGGGGCGATGTCCGAGTTCACAGGGATCCCTGCCGAAGTCCTCCATGGGAACCCTCAGGTATCCCATCAGCGCTACCTGGAGCGTCGGGCGGCCTTGGGTATCTATGAGTCCTTCAGGTCCCTGAAGCCTCTCAGAGCCTCCGAGTGGAAGACCCTCATGCGTGCTCTCCATGCCCGAGAGATCCGAGTCGAGATCCTCACGGCCTATGGGGTTCAAGACCCTCTTGAGATGGGGGATGAGGTTCATCGTGGGAAGGCCGACTTCCTCCGCGAACACTACGGAGACCTCTTTGCTGAGGGGGTCATCAAAAGGTTCAACGGGGTAGCCAAGAGTGGCCAGAAGAAGTTCTACGCCACGCCCGAGTCCATCCTCATCGATGACTTCGCGCGGAACTGTAGAGAGTTCTCTGCTGCGGGGGGCGTTGCGGTGCACTACGTGGAAGACTCTCACGATGAGCTCCTCGAGCTGGTCAGGGATTTGGCAGGGCTGAACGAATGGTGATCTTCGTCGACATGGACGGAGTCCTTTCAGACCTCGATGGTCAGGTGGCCCGACGAGCTGACGTCAACATCGAGCGTCTGGGCAAGGATCGGGAACTGCGACGGGAGCTCATCATCAACAGCATCCGCTCCCAAGGACTCGAGCACTGGACGGGGCTGGCCCCCATGAACAAGCAGGACTGGGTTCGGAAATTCCGCACTTGGACCTCTTGGGGTCATCAGGTCGAGATCCTCACGTCTTACGGGATCGACTTCTCCCCGCTCCACACCAAGGACCACGGTCTTCTGGGCAGGTTCGAGCTGGAGGCCTTGGCGCACCGAGGCAAGGCCCAATGGCTGGAGACCCACTACGGGGACCAGTGCCTGGACAACTCTATCCGAGCTTTCAATGGGGTTGGAACCTGCGGGGGGAAAGCCCGGTTCGGACGACCGGACACCCTCCTGATCGATGACCAGCCTGAGAATGTTCGTGAGTTTCGGGCGGCGGGAGGGAGTTCCCTCCAATACAGAGCGGACCAACATGACGCGGTCATGTCCAATGCTGAAATCCTCTTGCGCCCGAGAAGTTGAATGCGTTTCCTGCATCCTGACAACCAGGGCCTCGAAGCCGTGGACTGGCGCCTCCCCGAGAACCGGAAGGAGATGTTCTTCCGTTGGTTCAACTGGCGTCTGTCCGGCAAGAACATCGACCACTACACGTGGAACCTTGCCTACATGAACACGGAAAAGTCCCCCACGGGGAAGCCCATGACCAGAGCCCAGAAGCTCTGGTAT